AATTGTAGAAACTCTCATTAAATTACCATCACCAAAATAAGCTAGATCTTCACTTTGACCTAAAATTTGTGTTAAAATATCCCCACCTCTGGCAGGATCTGCCATGTAATTACTTGTATATTGTCTATATGCTAACCCTGGTGCATTAGTATTCCAAGCATGTGATCTTGTTGCATCATAATAAGAACCATCATTTTGATATCCATTAACTTGATATTGAGCAGATCTTGCCGGATAAATTCTTTGTAATGATTCTAATTGTTCTTGACTCATTAAATATCCATACTTATCTACTACATCAGATACTGTCATCAAATCAATTTTACCAACATATGCTGAGTCAGAAATATATCTTTGATCTGGAGACTTTTGGTAGAATGTCAAAACAGGATTCCATAATTCAATATCATAATCATCTTCTAACATACGGAAATGCCAAAACTCTCTATCAGCAATAAGCATATCTCTAAATCCTCTTTCTTCAAGTTCTTGCATTTTGAATCTTTCTTCATCAACATTTAATTGATGACTAGCCCATTCTTCAACAGAACTTCTATATGACTTACTAAAGAAGTCTTCAATTTCAGGTAATGTTTTAATATTTTCTGGAGCAAGTTGTTGTTTAGCTTCATCAGATGATGGGTCCATTCCCATTTGAATCATTTTTTCAACTAATTTTTTCTCAGCATCTGCAAGTAAAGCTTCTTCAACTTGCATTCTTTTTTGCTCAAGCATTTCATTATATGATCTATCATCAACTGCTCTGAATTGTACTTTATTGTATCTTTTGGAAAACTCCCCACTCAATACATTAATTACATTTGGAATTATAGGATAAAATTTAAGTTCTAAAGCTGAATCATTTTCTTTAGTTAAAACATCCATTAAATCTTTATAGTCATTATCAGGTTCAACTATATAGTCTGTTTTATCTATAATTCCTTTAGCTAATTTATAATTTTTTAAAAGCCTTCTAGCATTAAGTTTTAAAAATTGAATACCTTGATCTTCTAACCAATCTAAATTCCATGCGGCCCAATCATCTGTTTTTTCACTATAAGGTAAAAATTGTATAGGTTGCGTCAAACTAGAAAAAGTAGGCCCTTCTGTTTTTTTTGCACCGGCCTTTAACTGCATTGCGTTAAGTACTTTCATTCTAAATTTAATTTAGTTAATTTATTTATAATTTTTGAAGCCTGATCTTTTTATTGTATTTCCAGTATTGTTTCCACTACGTCCAATATTCTTAAACGGACTATACTTTAATTTATACAAATTTTTTGAATTATCCAAAGATTTCTCTTCAGATTCACGTCTTTTTGAAAAACCCCTATTAGATTGTTGTATTTTTACAAAAGCTACTAATGCTCCAAATGCAACAAGTCTATCTACGTTAAGCCCAGGATAATATGCTAACATTTCTTTTATAAGCATACCATCAGGTATTCTTTCTACACCTAAAGTTTGTTTTGTTACAATACCACCAACATCAGTTTCTTCATCTATAACTTCTCTTAAAAACTCAATTGCATATGAAATCAAATGGCTTTTAAATAATGTACCTGTATTCTTCCATCCATACTCTTGATAAACAGTATTGTTTGAACCAAGATCTTTTAAGAATAAAATTTGTTGTTTAGGTACTAAGTATCTTTGTTTCTTTCTAGAAATCATATGTTGTATAAACAAAGATATGTTATTCTCAACTATAGTCCAGGCATTATACCATTCTATAATTAATTCTAATCTTTCATGTGTTTTATTTATATCATCAAACCTACCACACCATGATGCTACAATTTTATCTTTCTCTAAAAATTGTTCTACATCTCCAGATATCATAGTTCTTGTAACCTCTGTTGCATTCTTATAAACAAAAATACTACACAAGGAATCTGATGTAGTAGTCTTACCTTCTGATACAGGGTCAATAGAGGCATAATAAGCCCCAAACTCTGGACTCTTGACAGGACGTTCCCAAACAACAATACTTCCTGTCTTATCTACTTGTTTTTTATCTACAGGAAATCTGCTGATTGGAAGTTTGTTTGTTCTTTTAGCAAAGATTCCTTTTTCATCTCTATCTAATTCAATTAATTCATAAGGATATTCTTTCTCTTCAATTCTTTTTTGTTGTCTAGATAATATACCTTGTGGAAATACAGATGCTTTTCTATATGCAAATGCTTCTGCAATATTTAAAGGTTTCTGAGATATCCTTAATTGGAATTGCTCACCATTTAATTCATTCTTCCATCTCTCTCTTTCTTCAGCAATTGCTGTTTCAGCTTCTTTTACTAAAGAGTTTCCATAGTCATCAATGAATGGTGGCATAGACCATTGTTCTGGAATAAATAAACCAGCCATACCTATTGTACCATCTGCATCAATAAGATCAGTTTCAACAGCATATATATCATTTGCTGCTGGATTAGTAATCATTTCTTTCAACGGATTACATTGTTCCAAATCTCCCACTGATCCGGCAGCAATAAACATACCTGTAGTGATCATACCAGAAGACATTGCAGGACGTAAGTACTCATATGTCTCAGACATCTTTGGGGCAATTCCGGCTTCTTCATGAAAGAAATAAGTACATGGTCCCCCTACTCCAGTAGTTGCATTTTTTTCAAATGAACCTCCTTGTATTTTTGATTTTAATCCTCTTGCTGTTTTTCTATTACCAATTTTAACTTCAATCTGTTGCTGCCATAATAATACCTTTTCAGGATTACTTGGTCTATACCAAGCAGTATGTTCATTCAAAAATGTTTTATACTCTTCTAAAAATTTCCATGAACCTTTATCATTTATAAAATCCTTAAGTGATGCACCAATCTTACAGATACTACCTTCTTCAAACCAATAGGTATTAACAATTTTACCCATATGAAAATAAGAAGATGCTATCTGACGTTTCTTTAATATAGCTGAATGTTTATAATGTAGTTCTGCAAGTTGTTCATATAAAGCCATATGATATTGAGCATCACGTACTTTGGCAAAACCATATTTTTTTTCTTCTTTATCAAAGATTGGAAGAAAGTTTAACCACATATAATAATCTCTAGTTAAATACCAGCTGTTATTATCATCTGCATAAATAACTCCTTCTCTACATTTGTTTTTTTGATCTTCCCAATATTGAGTAAAATCTTTAGATCTAAATGGTTTATTACAATAAAATCCCTGTTCATTAAATATCTGAGCTTGTTCATTAAACTTAAAAGAAAGTTTATTAAACTCATAATGACCAGGGACATTAAATATACTTAAAACATAATCTATAAAATCTTGTCTAGTTTCAAATTCTGTAGTTGTCCAAGAATTATTTTTATATGTAGGTATAGATTTATACATACGTAAATTTAGCATATACATCACCTTCATGGATCAGTAAATGTTCTTCATTATCATGCATCATTGATGTTGGTAAACAATGCTCACTATATTGAACTTCATCTCCAATTTTAATTTCTGTAATACCTTCACCTACAGCAACAACAGTACCTTTATTTTCTTTTTTTTGCCCTGCTTCAGGTATAATAATATTTGTATTCTTATAAAATGTTTCAGCTTTCTTTTGCTTAATCAATAATTTTTTTCCTATTGGAACTACTTGTTGTGTCATTTTTTTTAGTTTAATGGTTTATTATATTTGGTCATAAGCTAATCCTGCACCACCACGTACAGAACTTTCTTGTTCTTGTTTCATATCAACAAAAGCTCCTTTGTATGATTGTCTAATCTGCTCAAATTTGGAGGCTGCATTTACCATAGAGTTTATATTACCATCTCTACCATGTTCAATAGCAGTTACCTCCATATATTTAGCTAATCTATCAAGCATTGACTTAATACCTTTGTAAGCTCTAAAAGTAGGTGTTTCATATAACTTATAACACATATCTAAAGCATATCTTATTTTAGGATCTTCTGGTGAATCTTCTAATTGAACTTCTTCAATAATGATATCTTCTTTTTCATGTTCTGGCATATTAAAAAATGGATTCAAATCTGGGTTAGGGCAACTCATATAAAATATATACTGGTAAATTTTTAAATAAGTATCAGGATAAGTTTCCATAATAGCATTTAAAAAAGGTAAAGCATAGCAATGTTCTGATGGAATTACTTTACTGTTCTGAATATCAAATAGTCTTACTAACATAATTTTATTTATTATCTTTTAACCACATTATTAATGAATTAACCTCATCTTTTAAATATGGAACTTCATACATTTTTATTTCATCTAAAATAGGTTCTCCATTATAGTGTTCATTTATTGGATACCCATTTGCATCTTCACCAATTTGTTTAAACTTAACATGTTGAATTGTAAGTTTTCCAATCTTTAAAGATGGGTTGTGCTTTTTAATAATATACGCATAAATACTGAGTTGTAAGGAGTAATGCATTAAATTACAATCATCTAAATGATTAACAGGCTTAAACATTTTACTGGTAATACCTTCCCAATTAGTATATCCTTTTTCTTTTATTTCTTTATTGGTCTTATAATCATTGATGTTAATATAACCATCTACAATTTCTACAACGTCTGCTTGTCCACAAAGTCCAACAGACTTTAAATAAACTAAATGTTCTGGATAAACACCATCACTCAACTTTTGTTCTGGTGCTAATTTTATACCATTCTCATTTATAAGAGGTTTAACAATTGGTACTTCAGTTCCATTACGCTCAATTGTTTTAAAATCAAGCATGTCTGATTCTCTTTGATTATGATAAAAATTACCAAGATTAATGGCTCTTTCAGTTTCATTATCCCAAGCTTGCAGTATTTGTTCTACAGTCATTCCATACCACTTAGAATTTTTATTCTTTGCAGATTTTTTTGCCTGTCCTTCTTTATCAAACTTAGGTTTAAGTTTGCCAACAAGTGAAGTAACACTTAACCATTCAATGTTATCTTCCTCTATACTTTCATAGGTATGTCCATCTTCTTTAAATATAATAGCCATTACTTTGTTTTTAAAAGTTCATTTGCTCCATCACTTAATCCTGAAGTACTAGTTCCAAGTATAGGATCATTAGTAGTTGTAGAAACATAGTATGGATTTGATGTATTACCATTTAAAACACCATGAAAAGGTTGAAATACTTGATTAGTATTTTTAACATTGTTATCAAACATATTGGCTTTGAGTTCAGCTTGTAAAAGAACTGTTGCTGCTTCTGTAGTAATCATATTATTGTCTAATAGATCATTTACTATTTCTGTTACTGTCATAATATTAATTTTTAATTTGTTGATTTATTTTTTCTTCTAATTCTTCACTTGCTACAGCATCCCAAAAGCCTTTAGGACAAGATGTTGATAATGACCTTACCTTAAATGCAAGACTACATCCGCAATCTGAACAACATGGTTGTGTACCTGGAGCTAAACAATGATCTCCAGTAGCATCAAACAAAGAACATTTAACACATATTTGAAATCTATCTGTAGCAACAGCTTCAATGTGTTCTTTCTTAAATATGTTATTCTTGATGCCTTCTATTATTTGATCAGCATTTTTAAATACTGTTAAATACTTTTTCCATTTTCCTTCCATATTATAAAATTTATTTTGCTTTAAACTCTTTTTTACTTAGTATGTCAGCTTCCATTTGTTCTAATGCTTTAGACATTTGTTCAATGTTATTCTGTATACTTTCACTTTGGGCATAACCATTGTACGTTCTTTTAGCTAAATTACCAAGTGTGCTTTTATTCTTTTTAATTGAGTTTTCCAATTTAGTTTTTCTCAAATAAAAGGTGCCTAATCCATCTACATTTATTCTTGGATATTCTAGTGCTGATAATTTTTTTCTTAATTTACCATAATAAAAAGATATAAAATCATCTACTACTTGAGGATGTACACCAACTTCTTCAGCTATCCCTTCTTTAAAATCCTTATGCTTCTTGGGATTCACGGCCTAATATTTTATAGTCTAATAATACCAAACCATCTATTTGAACATTAATAGTTTTATTAATTGAAATTGTTTTTTTATTCACACCATTTTTAACTATTAACTTTTTCTTTTCTGCTTTTGCTAAAGCATTTCTAGCTGATTGTGCACTTTTAAATATTCCTTGTTCAGTTAAAAATATACAAAATTTAGTTAATTCAACTTTTGGTTGTTTGGATAATTCCATTAAACATTTAAGATCTGAATTACTAATTAAAATATTTTCAAAAAAACAATATGTAAGTATCTGATACTTAATGGTTTCATTAATATCTACTTGTAATTTTAAATCTACTTTGTTTACTATAGCCATTATTTTAAACTCATTATCATATCAACTAAATCAGGATGAGGATAACAATCAGATTTATCTTTCCTTACATTGGTATGTGTTAATAATCCTTTAATCTTACCACTAGCTGCATCTTCATGATAATCAAATCCTTTAGTAGCACCGTACTTTTGTATTAGTTGTTTTAAACCCAACCTTATATCAATACTATCTCTTTCAGCAACATACTTAATCCACTTTTCAGTTTCTTTAATTTGTTTATCTGAATAAGAATGCCAGTATAAAAATCCTTTGAATGATTCTTTTAATGTTGTTACTTCATCTGGGTGAGTCTTAGTTCCTACATAGGTTTTATAATCTTTAGTTAATTGTCCCATTGAACAAATTTCTAAACCTACAGAGTGTCTATTCATCCAACCTGATTTAGTTAAACCTAAATGCCAACCTTGGTTTCCTGTTGGAAAAGCTTGAACCATTTGACCATCATATTTAGCATCTCCGGTAGTGTGGTTTTTACCACCTAAAACAAATTCAGTTCCAATTTGACCTCTATCATCTTTGTTCCACATATCAACACAAGCATATGGATTATTTCCTCCAGCTGTATGGTGTAAAAATATGTATTCATTTTTAATAGGTCCTTTAATATATTCTTTAGGGGATAAATAGTGCTTATGAATTATTTGATCAAAATTAGTTTTAAAGTATTGACCATATATATCAGTATCTTCATCAATAGCTTCTTGTAATGTAGGTACTTTATTAAATAATAATGTCCACATATCTGCATCTACTATTCCTGTAATTGGTAGGTTATTAGATAATTGAAATCTAATTACAGCCTTTTCTGTTGCTGGTCCAAACTGTGAATCCTGTTTTAATAGGAGTTTGGATTGGAGGGTCTGGACATCTGGTCCAGAATCCCCCCTTTTTAACATCTTCATAGTTTAGTCTATTTGAGATGCTGCATTTTCCATTGCTTGTTTAAAAGCTTTTGCCTCTTCTGAATCAACAGGCACTTGACCACCTTCTTTTTGAGAAGCATAAGCCTGTGCCATAAACATTTGAGCTTGTAATCTTTCAGCTCTTGATTTCTCAATAGTAGCCAAAAGCATTTCATACTCTGCCTGTACTTCTAAATGAGGAATGTTGTCTTTGTAAAATGCACTAATTTCTTCTCTACGTGCATTCAATTCTTCTTTACTTAGGATTGGATCCTTTTCATCTAAAGGGTTGTTGGTTTTCTTGTTTGCCATTTTTAATTTTTTTAAGTTAAACAATATACTACAAATATATAATAATAGTTTAAATAAAAAAAGTTTATGGGATTTATTTTATGATATTCTATTTTTTTCTAATAAAAGAATTACGTTTTTAAGATCTGATAATTTATTAAAAACAACACATCCTTCTAAAAGATCAACGGTCCATTTACCCTTTTTAGCTTCATCTGAATCACTGTCACAAGATAAGAAATCAATTTGACCTATATTTTTAGCATAGTAGTACCATGGCTCATCAGATCCACTTGACTCAGGTGTTTCATCAACACGTTCAAACCCTAACTTTATTAAATCAATCTCTCTCATCTTTGTTTATATTACTCCTTTACTAGGAAGATTAGTATTACCTCTTCTTGGTTTTTTTATGA